GACGGGTGGGGAAAAGAGTAACAGGAAGACCCCCCCGGTAGGTGTTGCAAAAAAAATGGGTGGGGGGTATATTATGGAAAAATTTGGAGTACAAGAATGACGCCTGCACAGAAAGAGATTTTATTAGTGGTAGCTGAGTGGTGGAAGATGTATGGTTATGGCCCGTCTATAGATGATGTGATGAGGATGACTGGGGAAAAGAGTAGGGGGAATGTGAACAGGAAGATGTGGAAGTTGGTGGAGTTGGGATTGTGTAAGGGGTTTAAGGGTCGGCCTCGATCTATACGGCCATCTGATTTACGGGTACGGGATATTCAATGATGGATGCGCTGGAGAGTTTGTCGGATGATGAGCTGTTTGCGTTGTTGCAGTCTTTGCCTGATGCGGATTTGTTGAGGGTTCTTGAGGGTTTGCCTGTTGGGCAGGGTGATCATCTGGGGATGATGGCGGATGACTACATTTCTTCTATGAAGAGGGAGCGGGCTCAGAAGTCTTTTATGCCGTTTGTGAATGTGATGTGGCCGAGTTTTATTGCTGGGAGACATCATGCGATCATGGCTAAGGCTTTTGAGAGGGTTGCTAGTGGGGAGTTGAAGAGGTTGATTATCAACATGCCGCCCCGGCACACGAAGTCTGAGTTTGCTTCTTATCTGTTACCGGCTTGGTTTTTGGGTCAGTTTCCGGGCAAGAAGATTATTCAGTCATCGAATACGGCTGAGCTGGCGGTGGGGTTTGGGCGTAAGGTGAGGAACTTGGTGGATGGGGATGTGTTCTCGAAGGTTTTTCCGAATGTTAGTTTGAGGCATGACAGTAAGGCGGCTGGCCGGTGGTCTACAAATTCGTCGGGTGAGTATTTTGCGATTGGTGTGGACGGGACGGTAACGGGTAAGGGTGCGGATCTGTTAATTATTGACGATCCTCATTCGGAGCAGGAGGCTAAGTTAGCGGAGAATGACCCGGCGGTGTTTGATAAGGTGTATGAGTGGTACACATCCGGGCCGCGTCAGCGTTTACAGCCGGGTGGGGCGATTGTGATTGTGATGACACGCTGGTCTAAGCGGGATTTGACGGGTCAGGTGTTAAAGGCGAGTGCTCAGAGGTCGGGGGAAGAGTGGGAATTGATTGAATTTCCTGCCATTTTGCCTTCGGGTAATGCAATGTGGCCGGAATTCTGGGATATTAAGGAGTTGGAGGCGTTAAGGGCGGAGTTGCCGTCTAGTAAGTGGCAAGCGCAGTACATGCAGCAGCCCACTTCGGACGTTTCTGCGATTATTAAGCGGGAGTGGTGGAAGATTTGGGACTATGACGATCCTCCGAGTTGTGAATTCATCATTCAATCGTGGGATACGGCGTTTTTGAAGACGGAGCGGGCGGATTATTCTGCTTGTACGACTTGGGGTGTGTTTTATCATGATGATGACAAGGGTGTTAACCGGGCCAACATCATTTTGCTCAATGCTTTTAAGAAACGAATGGAGTTTCCAGAGCTTAAACAGCGGGCGTTTCAGGAATACAACGAATGGGAGGTTGATTCTTTGATTGTTGAGGCTAAGGCTGCGGGATCTCCCTTGATTTTTGAGTTAAGGGCGATGGGGATTCCGGTTCAGGAGTACACGCCCACCAAAGGCAATGACAAGATAGCGCGTCTTAATGCGGTAGCCGATATGTTTGCATCTGGACATGTGTGGGTGCCCAATACGCATTGGGCGGAAGAGTTAATTGAGGAAGTTGCAAGTTTTCCTTCGGGTGAGCACGACGATTTGGTAGACTCTATGAGTCAAGCGTTGCTGCGTTACCGGCGCGGCGGGTTTATTCGGCTGGAATCTGATGAGGAAATAGAACAAGTTTATTTCAAGAGAAGCCGTCGTGATCGATTCTATACAGTTTAAGGATTAAAAAATGGCAACGAATTCAATAGACAAAGGTTTGTACGCAGCCCCCTTGGGTATTGAGGACGATATGGCCTCTGCTATTGAGATAGAGATTGAGGATCCTGAAGGCGTGCGTATTGCTATGGGTGGTATTGAGATTGAACTAGAACCCGGAAATGAAGGCGAAGATGATTTTGATGCTAACTTAGCTGACTACATTAGCGACAGTGTGCTGGGCACTCTTGGTTCTGAGTTGGTGTCGAACTTTGATAAAGATATTGGCGACCGCAAAGACTGGATCAAAACCTATGTTGACGGTCTAAAGTTGTTGGGTCTGAAGTACGAGGAAAGAACTGAGCCGTGGGCTGGTGCTTGTGGTGTGTTCCATCCGATGCTTACTGAGTCTGTTGTGCGGTTTCAAAGTGAGGGGATCATGGAGACATTCCCCGCCGCTGGCCCCGTAAAGACGCAGATTCTTGGCAAAGATACGCCTGAGAAAGAAGAGGCATCGACTCGCGTGCGGGAGGACATGAACTACCAGCTGACTGATGTGATGGTGGAGTATCGCCCGGAGCATGAAAAGCTGCTGTGGAATTTGCCACTTGCGGGTTCAGCATTTAAGAAGGTCTACTACGACCCGAGTATTGGCCGTCAGGTTGCAATGTTTATTCCCGCAGAAGACATCGTTGTTCCCTATGGCGCGTCTAACTTAGAGCGAGCCGAGCGCGTTACGCACGTGATGCGTAAGACTGAAAACGAGATTATCAAGCTGCAAGAAGCTGGGTTCTACAGCGACGTGGAGTTGGGTGAGCCGTCCAATGAGCTTGATGATATTGAGAAGCAGAAGAACGAAGAGACGGGCATGTCAGCGGTGCAGGACGACAGGTACAGGATACTTGAGATGCACGTTGATCTTGATCTAGAAGGCTATGAACACGAAGACAAAGATGGCGAGATGACGGGTATCGCGCTGCCCTATGTTGTAACGGTTGAAAAGGCTACGACTAAGATTCTTGCCATCCGACGTAATTGGTATGAGGGTGATGATCTTCATTTAAAGCGCCAGCACTTTGTTCACTACCAGTACATTCCGGGGTTTGGGTTCTATGGGTATGGCCTCATTCACCTTATCGGCGGATATGCCAAGAGCGCGACCATGCTCATCCGGCAGCTTGTTGATGCGGGTACGTTGAGTAACTTGCCCGGTGGTCTGAAGTCACGCGGACTTCGGATTAAGGGTGATGACACTCCGATTGCGCCCGGTGAGTTCCGTGATGTGGATGTGCCAAGTGGCTCGATCCGGGACAACATCTTGCCGCTGCCGTACAAAGAGCCAAGTCAAGTTCTCTACACTCTGTTCCAGAATATTGTGCAGGAAGGCAGGCAGTTTGCGTCCGCAGGGGACATGAAGGTCAGCGACATGAGTGCGCAGGCGCCCGTGGGCACTACGTTGGCTATTCTTGAGCGCACACTCAAAGTAATGGGCGCGGTACAAGCTCGTATGCACTTCAGCATGAAGCAAGAGTTTAAGTTACTCAAGGCCATCATTGCTGACTACACACCAGAAGAGTACGACTACGAGCCGGTCGATGGCTCACGCCGTGCCAAGAAGTCTGACTACGACATGGTCGCTGTGATCCCTGTGAGTGATCCAAACGCCGCAACAATGGCGCAGAAGATTGTTCAGTATCAGGCTGCGTTGCAACTCGCGCAGACAGCACCACAACTCTACAACTTGCCGCTGCTCCACCGCCAGATGATTGAGGTGTTGGGCCTTAAAAACGCATCCAAGTTGATTCCTATTGAGGACGATGCCACGGCTACAGACCCAGTGCAGGAGAACCAGAACGCTCTGACCGGCAAACCTATGAAGGTGTTCATTGAGCAGGATCACCAAGCCCACATTGCTGTACATACGTCAATGCTACAGAACCCCAAAATCATGGGTCTTGTTCAGAAGACTCCACAAGGTCAGGCAATCATGGGTGCAATGATGGCTCACATCAACGAGCACTTGGCGTTTGAATACCGCAAAGAAGTTGAGCAGACAGTTGGCCTCTTGTTGCCTACTGAGGAGCAAGAAAAAAACATGACTCCAGAAGTGGCCGCGCAAGTTGCACAGTTGGCTGCACAAGCGTCTACCCGCATGACCCAGCAAGCTCAAGCACAGGCCGCGCAGCAGCAGATCCAGCAACAAGCACAAGATCCAATTATTCAAATGCAGCAGGCAGAACTCCAAATCAAGATGCAAGAGTTGCAGCTTAAAGTTCAAAAGCAGCAGGTTGATGCGGCAGCGAAGGCTGACCAAATCAGGGTTGAAGAGTCACGCATTGCGGCTCAGAAAGAAATCGCGGCCATGCAAGTTGGTGCAAGTGCTGCCGCTGCAAAAGACAAGCTCCAGAAACAGCAGATGCTTGAGGGGGCAAAAATTGGCGTTGATATTGCCAAAAGTCGCGCTCAGATGGCCTCACAAATGGCGCAAAGAACGTCTCAAAAACCCAAGAAGGAGTAACGTTGAACGACTACAAACTACTGGCGCATATCGCTAAAGAGATTGACAAACTCCGAAGCGATCAACAAACCTTCCTCAATGGAGGAGGTGCTAAAAACTTCGACGAGTACCGTCATGTCTGCGGGATCATCCGGGGTCTGACTCACGCAGAAAATTTTGTCAAAGACCTCGTGCAAAAAATGGAGACTAGTAATGACTGATTTTGATGTCGCTGCGGTAGACCTGTCGGGTATTCTAAATAAGACGCCTGAACAAAAAGCTAAGCAGTTGCCGGATCCGAAAAGGTTCATGATGCTTTGTGTCATACCTGACGCGTCCGAAGAGTTTGAAGACAGTGCGTTAATTAAATCTAACCAGACCATTCACTACGAAGAAGTGCTGTCCCCAGTGCTGTTTGTGGTGAAGCTTGGCCCTGACTGTTACAAAGATGAGAGCCGGTTCCCTTCTGGCCCCTCGTGCAAGGAAGGTGACTTTGTCGTCGTCCGCCCCAATTCAGGAACTCGCCTGAAAATCCACGGACGTGAATTCCGCATCATTAATGATGATTCGGTTGAAGCGGTAGTGGAAGACCCGCGTGGTATTTCGCGTGCATCGTAAAGGAGCTAACACATGGCACAAGCTGAGTTAAAAGACGAGGAATTTAAATTTCCTCATGAAACCGAAGAAGCTAAGGGTAAATTAAGAGAAGACGATAGCGTTGAGGTGGAAATCGAAGACGATACGCCTCGTAGGGATCGTGGCCGTAAGCCCGACGATTCTCCACCCGAAGACCCTACCGAGGATGAGCTCGCCTCTTATGACGAGAAAGTCCAAACTCGTTTAAAGAAATTTACACGGGGATACCACGATGAGCGCCGCGCTAAAGAGGAAGCATTTCGGGAGCGCGAGGCGGCTGAGAAGATGACTAAACAATTGTGGGATCAAAACCGCAGGCTACAGCAACAAGTTGAGCTTGGGTCAATAGCGTATATTGAGCAGTCAAAAAATTCCGCTGAAATGGAATTTGGTAATGCCAAAAAGAAATACAAAGAGGCTTTTGAGTCTGGAGATTCTGATGCTGTGGTAGATGCACAGGCAGAGGTTTCACGGGCGACATTGAACTTGGATAAAGTTCAAAACATGAGGCCTTTACAAGCCGAAGAAAAAAGTGTACAAACACAACAACGTAGTACAGATCAGCCTAATGTGTCACAGCGCGATCAGCGGTGGATGCAGAAAAACACTTGGTTTGGCACTGATCCTGAAATGACAGCTTCCGCCCTCGGGTTGCATCAGAAGCTGGCTAAGGAAGAAGGTGCTGACTTTGTGGGGTCTGATGATTACTACAAGCGAGTAGACTCTACAATGCGTAGACGATTTCCTGAGTATTATGAAGATGATACCCAGAGCTATGAAGATGATACTTCTTCTAAAAAGGTATCAGAACCGGCTTACGAGGGTGAAACCCAACGCCGTGCAACAAAGCCCGCTAACGTGGTGGCACCCGCCTCCCGCAGCACTCCACCTAATCGTATTAGGCTGAAGGCATCTGAAGCAGCGATTGCTCGCCGTCTTGGGGTGCCTTTGGAAGAATACGCTAAACAGGTTGCTCAACTAAGAAGAGGTGAATAATGGATCAAGCTCAACCGTCTGGAAAACCCCAAAATCGTTTAGCTCGTGAGCTAGACACTCGTGCAGTAACTCTACGCCCTGAAGCGTGGCGTCCGCCTGAGACATTGCCTATGCCTGAAGACCGTCCCGGTTGGAAGCACAGGTATGTTCGCATTAGCACAATGGGTGTGGCTGATCCTAGTAATATTTCTTCTAAGTTACGTGAAGGATACGAACCCTGCAAAGCAGAAGATTATCCT